GACTATTTGGAGTGATGATGAAAACAAACGCAAGAGTAAGAGCCGAGCAGATGCCAAAGGCAATAGCCAAAGCATCAGCAAAAGCCCAAGCAAGAATAAAGGCTTTAATACTTGGTGGGTCAATTTCGACCTTAGCCGTAGCATTTGGAGTAGCAACTACATCAGATGCCATAGCACCAACAAGAGCCGAAGCACTAATAGTTAGCGAAACAACAAACGAAGCAACCTTAAAGAAGTATGAAAATACTCATAAGTTAACCGATCTTGAATTGGTTGAGTTGCTTCATGCCGTAGGCTTTACAGGCACAGACCTGAAAGAAGCGTGGGCAGTTGCTAAGAAAGAAAGTAATGGGCGACCCCTCGCTCACAATCCTAATACAAACACAGGTGATAACTCGTGGGGCATGTTTCAAATAAACATGATCGGAGAGTTAGGCAAAGATCGTAGAGAAAAATTTGGTTTAGAAAATAATGCCGAATTGCTCAACCCTGTGGTCAATGCAAAGATCGCTTATTACATGAGTAGAGGCGGTAAAGATTGGAGTTCTTGGCATGGACTTACTCCAAAGACTAAGCAGTTAATGGAACAGTTCCCAGCAAAGAACGCAAAGCAATAGCAGAAGCCATAGCAGAAGCATAAGCAAGCAAAGCAATAGGAGAAGCAATAGGAGAAGCCCCATCAGAGATGGTGGGGCTATCTTAGAACTAACTTACCTGGCAGCCAGGAGAAGTTAGTCAGTTAGTTAGGGGGCAATCATGGGAGAACACTCCTTTGTAGATCGTTATATAGAATTAGATAAGCAATACATACAGCATAAGCAAGAACAATATAAACATTACAAAGAACCTGATCTGCCTTACACCGAAAAATTGTTTTGGGATAAATTAATTCATTTAGGTTGGAGAAAAGATTACACAACAACAGAGTGTTTAGTATTAGTTTGCTCTGTGTGTGAGGGAGCCATAACAAAGGTAGTTCTTAAAAATAATGTAAATATTAGACCTTTATTAAATATTGAAGATAAGGTAGAAATTCACAAGACAGCATATTGCAAAGCAACAGCAAAGCAGAGCAAAGCATAAGCAAAAGGCAAAGCAATAGCAGAAGGCTATTCTTCTATTAAATTTTTTTTAATTTCTGTAAGAATTTTATTTCTATAAGATCCGTTATTTGCCAATCTGTATCTTTCTTTTAAAGATTTTCTAGAACCATATCTAAAAGGAGCAGCAGAGGTTTCTTCTGCTAAAGATTTTAATTCTGATGAATAATTGTATTCTTTAAATTCAATTTTTTTAATACTATCAAATTCTATGTAAAATAAAGGATTGTTTTCTTCAAAAATTAATGTTTTAGTATTTAAAGGTATGTGATAATCTAAATTAAATTGTCTATACCATTTTCCAATATCATATTGACCTGGCGTTAAAAAAACTCCAGGTGCTGGTGGTTTAGGAAAACAGTAAGGTGAAACAAACTTAGCAAGCACAGGTTCGTCAGCAAAAAATATCCAAGATAAATTATATACAAGATTTGTATAATCTTTAAAAGAATTAGGCCTAACTCTATATAAATCAACCAATCCACCTGTATTTTTTATAGATACAAGTTCTTTAGTTTTATTATCTAAAAAGTCATTACTAGAAAGATATTCTATTGGAAGAGTGTGTTTGTCAGCAATGTTTACTTTAAATACGAATTTATTAAACGTAAAATCATTATGTGCTGGACAACCAAAAAGATCAGAATCTGTTTTTTGTTCTCTTAATAAACTTGCTAATGATTGAGGTTCAGAGTAGAGCATAGTCCAAGATTGATTAACTAAAGAAAAATTAGGACTCGTCCAATAAATTGTTATTGTATCTTTTTCTTTCATAAATTTTCCTTTACAAATTTTTGGTAATTAATCTTACCTCACAAGCATCCGTTGTACAATACGCCTCCCCAATAGCGTCAGCAGCCATACCAGCGTATACCCCAGACAAATCTATTGGAAATAATTTCATAGTTCCTTCTGATTCATATTCTTCAGCAGTAATTTGCGTGTAAGGCATCTGAGGATACGTAGCATTACCTGATGGTAAAAAAGACACGGTTTTAAGTTGTCCATCATACATGTGAAGGGCTGTACCAATAGCCGAGGCTTCAGTCTCAGGATTAAAACTAATGGTTACACTTACAGAATTGTCTGACCAATATCTTTGTGCAGTTGCAGCAAGGGCCATCTTTTCGTAAATGCTTACGTCTTTTTCAGAACGTCTAGCATTAGATTTAATTGGGAAAAATACAACAGAAGTAGTATTTGGAGATTCACTTGCTGGTTCTACTCTGTAGTTAGCCATCTTAAACAGAGGCAACATTGGATCAGAGTTTGCAAACCGAATAGCACGATTAAAATACTCTCCGCCTACAGTCCAATGAACGCCAGGTGATTCACCTGCCAAGATACTAACTGTTCCACTTGGTTTTACGGTAGTCATCTTGATTGACTCACGAATACCAAGCCACTCAGAGTAGGTGGTGTCGTAGGTCTTGATTACTTTATATCCTTCATCCATCCATTGACGGAGTATTGGTAATCCTTTCCTATCTGCAAAGTTAGCCACTCCTGAAACAGAAGTTCCAATACGCCGATTTCTTTGCATGATGGCGTTTGTTTCTTCCCAGTGTGTAGGGATAAGGGTTACCGTCTTAGCGTATAGATAAGCAAACTTTAGAGTTCTTTTAAAATCTTCTATATCGTCGTGGCGATTTAGATAGGTCTCTACTAAAGTACAGCATTCAAAAGATTCAAGAGATTGTTCTGCACAAGGGTTGTATCCTGCAATGCGCCAATCTTTATTATTAATTGGATCAATGAGACGACCATATTGTTTTGAGATATCCATCCAGACAACTCCTGGCTCTCCGTTACGAGCAATGCCATCAATAATGTTATCTAAATTATCTCCAACATTTACCGATACAGAGTTGTTGGACATCCAAGCCCATCCTGGTTTTTCTGGATTGTAAGAGTTTCTTTCTGGAAATTTTTCTGCGTTCTTTAAATTTAAAAAATCTTCATCATCAATTCGACCAATAAGTAACTCAGCAGACCGCCGAACATTACCAGATACAACACAAACCCCAATAAGGTTCCCAATATCAGCAATATCAATGCGGGTAAGTTTCTCACCAGCACGTTCTTTGAAGATTCCATCGATGTAATTATGTAACTTAATGAGCGGTTCTGGACCTGCTGCTGTTCCACCAAATGTCTTGATGGGTTCACCTGCCTTGCGAATTTCTGCATAATCGAACCTAGGACGTTTTGAGTCTGATCGTAGGTAAGAGTTAATAAGCGTGGCCGTTGACTCGACCCAGCCTTCTCTGGTATCTGGAATGACATATATTTCCCCCTCTTGCGGTTTGTAAATCGTAAAGTCTTTGTCGGCACCCTTATCGTCGAACCCAACTCCAACACCAAGCATACTAGCCTCCATTAAAAACGCAAAAGGCTTTGCTGGATCAGTCTTAGTCATTGAGCCTGTAGATACAAAAGCACAATTTTGTAAAGCCGCTGAGTTTCGTTTTTCGTTTACAAGAGGAGTTCCCATTACCCATAAACCTCGTCCAGGTGGAGTCCATTTTAAATTCCAAAGACGATCGAAGGCTTCTTTGGCTGAGGCTGCTGCTTTAGCATCTGACCAAGGTAATCGATTAGTTTTAGCGTGATCTTTTTGTAGTGAATACATTCCATTAATAACTCTCTCACATACATCTACCCATGTTTCTTTAGTACCATCTTGCTTAAGCCGTGAATAGGTACGTAAAAAAGTTATTTCACCAACAGAGTTTCCTGCTGCATCTTGATATCCAAAAGGTGCTTTTAAACTTCTATAAGGTGCAACAAATTCTTCGACTAATTTAAAAGAAAACATAAAGATAATACCCCACTATTTCTACTAGAATGCAAATACCCCTTGATGGGAAGACGTATTGTGACGTACCTTAACCTATCACACACTTGTTAACTTATAAAAATTTATCTAAAAAGTATAAACTCGTTATTTATAGTTTTTTGGCTGTCTCAAATACCTACCGTAATAAGAAATTATTTTAGTTTTTAA